AAGTATCTATTAGATTCTCAGGATGTTGATCCTTCAATTCCTAGATTTATTGTGGTTCATCCACAACAGATACAGGATTTGTTGCAGGAAGAAAAAATAACATCAAATGATTATGCTGTAGTCAAAGCTTTAGTAGCAGGTGAGATTGGAGGCTTTATGGGCTTTAATTTCATAACTAGTAACCGATTAGCTAAAGACGGTAGTGACCGTACCTGTTTTGCATATGCAATGGACGGTATTCTATTATCAATGGCAAAAGACGTTTCAGTTAGAATTGATCCAAGACCAGATAAATCTTATGCTACACAGGTTTATGCTTGCATGAGTCTGGGTGCTACTAGAATGGAAGAAGAAAAGGTTGTTGAAATCCTATGTGTAGAATCTTAATAGAAAGGAACTAACTTATGGCTAATTTTAATTCACAGAAAATTACAGACATTACTGCTGTACCGTCTGTATTGGTTAAAGCTGCAGAAGCACACGGTAGAATGCGTGTGTGGTATGACAGTTATACTACAGAAGCAGGGGTTGCTCAAAATGACACGGTCACTTTTGCCAGAATGCCAAAAGGAGCAACAATTTATAATGTAACCGTAACAGCAGAAGCACTAGGAAGTAGTGTTACGGTTGCAGTAGGAGATAGTGGAAGTGCTGGCAGATTTATTTCTGCAACAGCAATGAACACTGATAATAAAGTAATTGCATCAAATGTGACTGCAGGAATTGGCTATGCCTACACTGCTCAAACAGACATGATCATTACTTTAGGTGGCGGAACTCCAACTGCTGCTAAAAACATTAGAGTCTATGTCACTTATAGTTTAGGTGATTAATGACTAGTGTTGTCCAGATATGCAATATTGCTTTATCCAATATTGGGGAACAAAGAATATCTGCATTAACAGACAATACAGAACGGGCAAGACTCTGTAATCTTCGTTATGAGGATTGCAGAGATGCAGTACTTAGAAGTTACCCTTGGAAGTGTGCAGTAGCGAGAGTGGCATTAGCCTCAACCACTACTGCACCAGCTTGGGGGTTTACTTATCAGTATGTATTACCGTCTGATTGTCTAAGAGTTTTGGATATTGAAGATTATGACCAGCCTTATGAAATAGAAGGCAAATTTATTGTGACCGATGCAACATCTGTCAAATTAAAATACATCCAACGTATAGAAGACCCGAATCAATTTGATTCTTTATTGATACATGCAGTTGCCTTAAAACTAGCATCAGAACTAGCAGAATCAGTTAGTGGTAGAGCCGATTTACGGGACAGGATGCTATCAAAGTATTTGCAGGTCATTTCTGAAGCAAGAGGAGTAGATGCTACAGAAAGATCAATGCCAGAGGAACTAACTGCAGATTTATTTATCAACAGCAGATTAATAGGTTCTACAGTCAGAAGAGCAAAATTCTCATCAGAGATATAAATGAGAGTTCAAGCAGTACAGTCTTCCTTTGCAGACGGGCAAATCAGTCCAAGAATGCAAGGCATGATCGAATTAGAATCCTATAAATCTTCTGTAGCGCAATTAGAGAATTTTGTTTCATTACCACAAGGTTCGATCACCAGAAGGCCAGGAACCTATTATGCGTCCACTACAAAGAATAACGGACAAGCTAGGCTTATTCCTTTTTCAAGAGGACAAGGGGTATCTGCCGTATTAGAAATAGGAGCAACTTCTGTTGTCAATAATGCCTATATCCGTATTTTTTCTAATGACGGGCCTGTTTATCAAACAGGAACCACTACACCTGTAGAAATCACAAACATCACATTATCCAGTGGAACCACACCGATTCCTTGGGTTTTGTCAGATCTAATAGACATCAATTTTACTCAATCAGCAGATGTATTATTTATCTGTCATCCTCTTTATCCTCCTCTTCGATTAAGCCGCAACAGTGCAGTAGATTGGGTAGTAGAATACCTACCTATTGAAAACGGGCCTTTTCAATCAGTAAATACAACAGACACCAAACTAGCTGTAACTGGAGCAACCTTATCTTATGAAGAAGTAGGCAGTATATCTCCTTCTGCTGCAGATCAAACAACTGATACATTTACATTTAATAATCATCCTTTTGTTAACGGACAAAAAGTAAGAGTATCAGTCAAAGATAGTGGAACTTACGGATCACTAAGCATTACTAGTGGAAGTAGTGTCATTCGATATATTACTACAGCAACACAGAATACATTTAAACTAGCTACCTCCAGAACAGGAGGAGCAATTGATTTAACAGATGATCCCACAAAGGATTTATTATTTGAAAAGCCTTTTATTCCAAAAGGGCAGACTGTTACAATTACAGCATCTGCACAAGAAGGAATTAATAAAGGAGAGGGGTTTTTAACATCCGATGTCAACAGATACATCAGGCTAAATACAGAAATTGCTCCTCAAATCAAGTGGGGATATGCAGAAATTACAGGAAGAACGTCTACAACCGTAGTCACTGCAGAAGTCAAAGCAGACTTAGCTGATGAGCCGTATAGTGCAACAACCAATACCAATAATACAAAGGAGTGGGCATTAGGTGCATTTAGTGGGACTACTGGATATCCTAGAGCCGTACAAATTTATCAACAGAGATTGGTATTTGCAGGAACTTTAGATGAGCCTTCTTCAATATTCTTTTCTAAAGTGGCTTCTTTTTTAGATTTTTCAACAAGTGAACCACTTGGTCAGGCAACAGGTAATTTTGACAGTGCAGGACGTAGTATTATTGGGGAGCAAATTTTTGAGGACAATGCACTTAGTTTAACAATTAGTTCTGACACCGTAGATCAAATAGAGTGGATTAGTGAGGATCGTAAATTAACAATTGGAACCAGTGGTGGTATTTTTCAAATCTTTGGTTCAGAAGATGATGTCACACTAACCCCGTTTAATTTTTCAATTGTCAAAGCAAGTGCGTGGGCATCACATCCAACAGTACTACCTGTAAAGATTGGTAATAATTTATTATATGTACAACAAAACGGTAGAAAACTAAGGGAATTGGCATTTGACAAACAGCAAGATCAATATGCTGCAGCAGACCTGACACTAAGAGCAGAAGACATATCACAGTCAGGTTTTAAAGAAATGTCCTATCAGGATCAGCCAAATTCTGTGGTTTGGTGTTTACGCAATGACGGTAGATTAGCAGCACTAACGTATGTCGATTTACTCAGTATGCGAGCTTGGCATAGGCATACTATTGGAGGGAGCCACACAGATGCTGTTTACGGGAATCATGCAAAAGTAGAATCGATAGCAGTGATCCCAAGAGATACTTATGATCAATTATATTTAATTGTCAAAAGGACAATAAACGGTGCAGAAAAAAGATATGTAGAGTTTTTAGAAAGATTTTATGATGCCTATGATGTAGAAGCATCAAACGGACATTTTGTAGATTCCGGTTTAGAAGAAGCATCTGGAGCAGCAGCCGGAACGGTTAAAACAGGATTCACACACTTAGCAGGTGAAACTGTTTCTGTACTAGGTGATGCAGCAGTACAACCCAATCAAGTAATAACCAATGCAGGAGAAGTTACTTTACAATTATCTGCTACCACATATCGAATTGGTTTACCGTTTACATCTACAATACGCACACTTCCTGTGGTTACCGAAACCAATCGGGGAACTTCTGTAGGAAATCGAAAAAGAATTCATTCAGCTACAATCAAATTATTAGAATCAATGAGTTTTAAATTTGGTGTAGATTTGAATGAATTGACAGAAGAAGTATTTCGATTGGCATCTGATAAATTGGGAGTAGCCTTATCATTATTTACAGGAGAAAGATCTTTTCAAGTAGCAGATGAATACAGCAATGAATCTCAGATTTATATTGTACAAGACAGACCGTATCCTTTAACAATTTTAAATTTAGCAATTGATTATGAAACCAACGAGTAACGGCACAAACCCAGATAAAAACTACATCACAGATCAAAACAAAACAGTAGAACGATTACGGACAAAAACTAATTTTGAACCGTTACTGAATCAATTGCTGCAACATTGCCAGAAAGCCCAGTATTTAAAAAAATAATATGTCACCTTACTTATTAGCATTATTTGGCTTTGGAGCAGGGGTCAACGCCTATGCGACTGCACAGCAGATTGCGTCACAGTCCAAGATGCTGCAGTTACAAGCAGGAATGTTGCGTGAAAATGCAAAAGACAATTACGGTCTAGCCAAAGAACAAAGTATTCTTTTTCAAAGAACTGCAGAAGAAAATGCCCGTAAAGTACTAGAAGTAGGGCAGGATCAGATGATGCGTGAGAAGATAGCAGGTAAGGCTAGAATTGGAGGAATACGGGCTAAATTAGGAAGCAGTGGTGCAATCGCAGAT